GTCTTCCAGCATCTGCATAGTTAGCGGGTGGTTATCCCGTAAGAAGTGACTGTTGGCCTTAACCACCATTTCCAAATTGATTCGATCCTCATCATTCAGTCGGTTAGCAAACCAGTCCCTGAATAACTCACGTAGTAAAAGACGACTCTTCATAATTTATAGGCGGCCAGCACAGTTCGACATGAGCACAGATTCGGTTACAAAAGTAACCTTGATCAATTTTTGTAAACTCTGTATCACTAAGTATGTGCACGAGCGACTCCTCCAGTTTCTGTATTTTTGTATCGTAGTCCACCATCACAGCAGCCTCGACCAGCTCGAGTGTCCGCAGATGATGCCAATAGACTGCCTTTGGTTTTACTCCAAATAGTTGTTCGTAGGCCCACACATAAATCAGCAGTTGCGGATTGTTTGCGAGTTCAGGGCCAGTTGGTTTTTTACTACCACTCTTGTGGTCGATAATGCAACCATCCTCAGTGATCATGTCGATAAAACCGCGCATGAGTACTAGCGGATTTTCTGCTGGGAATGGGAGTCTAAATCCATATTCAATACGAGCGGGAACAAACTGATCCCAATTCAGTCCACGCAGAATTGTTTGACCTAATTGCGAAGCCTTACCGATAAGGTTAGAGGCCACTAAACCCTTCTCGCTGCCTACTGCCGAGGCAATTGCCTCGTTAAAGTAGTTTGAAAACACTGGCAGAAAGTTTGTTTTGCCGGCATAGTATGCTTCTATAGCATGATGCAGTGCCGATCCCATGACCGTGTACACATGCTTGTTTCCCTCGAGGCCTTCGATGTACTGCATTTTGTACAGTCGCGGACAAGTCTTGTAAAGGTTGAAGCGAGAAGCTGAAAAATCGGGTAAAGTACTCATTATTCGTTACCCATAGGTGCGTCAAAGCGCATTTTAATTGTGTAAGCAGCACTTGCAAACATCGATTTATGATACTCCAGCGATTTGACATAGGCCTCGTGTTCTGCAAACTGCGCTTTGAGCTCGGCCAACTCGTCAAGCAGCGAAGAGGTTTCTTGAATTTTGCGAGATCTAGCTACATTGCTTCGAGGCTTATCCTCTTCCACAGCAATCTGCTGCTCAATGCGCTCGATGTCTCGCTCTTTTAGAATGATCATCTGCTTTAACCTTCCGTATCCTTTGTAAGCCTGAGTCACTTCATAGTAGTCGGGTGAATTCTGTACCCACATTTCTAAATCACTCACCGAGTTGCTCCTCTAGGCACTTATTGATTTTCTCTGTCAAAGAATCTAAATCAAAAGTAAGTACACAATTGTCCATTCCCTGAGCCTTCTGGCCCTGATATTCGTACCATGCTCCAGACTTCTGAATTATATCATATTCCAGAGCTAACGACATAATGTCGTACGAGGGCGCCAAGCCTTTACCTTTTAGCATTATGTATTCACACTTCTGCCCCTCAGCAGCTTGCTTATTCTTAGATATCGTCGCCTGAATGTGAGACTTTTCTTCCTCATTCTTTATCTTCACTAGATCAAGGATGATGCGACTAAAGTACCGCAGAGACCGAGGACCAAACGGCTTCTTCTCTGAACGAGCCATGGGTGAGATATTTGCACGGTACTGATTAATAAAGATAAACAATGCGTCTGCATTGTCTACCGGGCCGATCAGGCGGATAATCCATCGGGACAGGAGATTAGCAGCACCTGCCATGCGTGCTGGGTCATCCACTTCTTTCTCAAATTCATCTTTTGTCACAATAGCAGGAACCGAATCGAATACTACAATTTGAATACCCTGATTGAGAAAGTATTCAATTTGCGGTAGGCATTGCTCAGCGTAATCCGGACGATATACTAGCAACTTCGTCACGTCCACACCGATAGTTTTAGCGTAGTCGGTGTCAAATGTACGTTCGAGATCGACAAATAAAGCGTTGACGAGTCGAGTAGTTTTGCCTATAGTAAGACTGACATCCTTAATACCGAGCTTCTGCGCTTGAGATACGTAATCCAGCGCCAGAGTGGTTTTGCCGTGGCCTGGTTCAGCCAGCAGTTGCATGATGGTTCCGCCGCGAACTCCCTTTGAACTACCTATAGCTCGGTTGAGCGAGCGGATAGAAGAGGGGAAGTACTGATGGGATCGTGGGGTATCGCCAAAATCCATGCCGTCTAAGTTTAATTTCTTGGCCACAAGTCGCTCCTTACTTATCGTATTTCATTGTAATCGCTGGATCTACCTCGACGGTGCTTCCCAAGTTAGGAAGTACTTCTCTTGCTGATTCTTCCATCGCTTGCTTTAGAATAATCCTCGCTTCTTCTGCATAGTCTTTGGTACTCTCCAAGATAATCTCGTCGTGTACCGTAGAAACGATGACTGCTCGCTTCATATCCAAACGCTCGAAGGTCTTGATTAAGGCCAACTTCACCATTGTAGCAGACAGCGCCTGAATAGGAAAATTCGCTGCCTCTCGTTCAGCAGCCTCCTTCTTCCATCTCATTGTGAAGTCGTCTCTGTTCCAGAATCTTTTACGGCCGAAGCTATCAGCTACCCAGCCGTTTACAACAGCCGACCTAGAACTCTTCTTGAGCCATTTCGTAGCCTCTGGGAACATTGCCTTCCACTGCTCTATTATTGAATCTCCCTGCTTAGGTGAGTATTTAGCACCCACGGGAGCCAGTTTAATGGTCATCTGCTTAGCTAGGTTATCCCCACCGACTGAGTAAGCGATAGAGTAGTTAACCATCTTGGCGGCTTCTCTCCAGACTTTATAAGGATGTTCCTTCTTGTTATCCGTAGTTATGTGCTCTACATTAAGAACATGCTTTGCAACATATGTATGCAAGTCATCCAAGTTGGCAATTAATCCCTCATCACCGCTAGCATCAGCTATGATCACAAGTTCAATTGTTGAGTAGTCGGCGATTACCATTCGACGACTTTCGTTCTTCACAGCGAACGCGTGTCGAATACTCTGCCCAATTCCCAGGTCCTTCATCTTTTGATCCGAGGGTAAATTCTGTAGGTTAGGACGCGAGCTACTAAACCTTCCAGTAGCTGCTCCGACTTGGTTAAAGGTGCAGTGAATACGTCCTGTAACCGGATTCTCCATCTCCTGCAAACCCCGAACGTAAGTAGACTGAAGTTTGCGAGCACCCACAAGGAATGCATATGAGTTTAAGCGGTAATTATCGTACCTACCATAAGACTCAATTGAGCCGACAAGATCCTCGTCAAACTGAGCAGTATCGACTACGTGATCTTTAGCAGTCTTGCGGTTTTTAAAATCCCACTCAGTGACCGTCTGGGCATTTAGATTATCGAGATTCATCTCAAGAGAGTGAAAGTACTTAAGCATCTGTTGATTAGAAGCCGTATTGATTGCTGAGTAGCCTTCCCTTGTGAAAACGATCTCTTCTGCCACCCCGGCATCTATTACCATGCGCTGCAGCATCTTTTCGGCGTTATCTATAAGCGTGTCAAAGATGGGCTCCATCTGCTTTAAGTGGCCGGCGTTAAACGGCATACCGAAGTACTCCATCATAGCGACAACCTTTGTAAGCTTAGATTCTAGCCTGTACACATTTTGCATACTGTGCTGCTTTATCTCGGCGATCTGTTGCAGAAAAATATCCTTAAGAACAATTACATCCTTGGCTGCGTATTCAATCTGCTCACTGCTAATACCCGCAAAGGACTCGGATACAAACTGAGTCCGAATCGTCTTGTCTAGCGTGACATTCAAACGACGCTGCGAGATGCTTGCTAGGTCGTTACGCACACCTACAATACCAGCACAAAGCAGTGCTTCAGTAACGCGGGTATCGTGTATCGGATCTACAATAAACCTGCCAGCCTGGTAGAAAACCTTTATGTCGAAGCTCGCGTTCTGAAACACTTTGATAATCGTTGGGTCGGTAAGCAATGCCGCAAAACAAGCAACGTGCTCCACAGGTATAAGGGTAAAGTCGTATACAAACACCTCCTCAAACGTAGCAATTTGCACGAGAAGCAGCATCGACATTCTGGGATCAAGCCCTGTGGTCTCTGTGTCCACTAGCAAGCGCCGTGGATTTCGATTGAGCTGCTCTTCAATAACAATTAAAGACTGCTCGAGATCCTGCAACGACTTCACAACGTTAACCTTCATGGCGAATCTCCAAGGCGTAACCGGCAAACATAAATGCAACCCCGTTCCGTACGGCTACCAGATTGTAATCCTCTTGTACTACGACTAATGCCCCCGCCTCACAAACGAGGCGAAGGCACTTGGGTGTGTACGATTTACCGTCCGAGTTCTTTCGCTTCTCGGGAGGATTGGCCATTCCTGTCAGCTTTTGAGACTCGGCTGTTACCAGGGTTGTGACAAATGATAAGTTATCAAACTTCACCGTAACCTGCTTGCCATACATTGGGGAGAGTAATGCTTGTTCCGGAAACTCTTTTGTCTTCATACCTCGTCTATTAGCTCCTTAAACCGTTCAAGCGTCATAAGGTAATATAGCACGAAGTCTATGGTGACACAAGCAATACCAGATCCCTCTTTGCAGACAAGCGAACGAGCCTGGGGCATTGCGAATGTCTTTGTTTTAAGATTGTCAAAACTTAGCTCAGTCGTAGCCTCTAAGAGTATCTTTACGACTTTACGCATATCCGCAGACCTGATCAGTACAAAGTCTTCAGGCCTGCCGTGATACCGATAAACGAGCATTCCGAACACTGCATTCATCTGCTGCGCTTCTCGATGAATCTTCTGCAACCATGCCTTGCTAATTGTTATTGATGGGCCGTGCCTGTCGAATAATTCTGTCAGCTTGCACTCGATTAAGTACCTACCGGGTCGATTAGCAAAAAGGACTGTAACGTCTCCTTTGCTATTTCCAGCACCTGACTGGGGCGTTCGATCGCCGCCCAGATACTTTGCTATGCGCCGCTCCATAGTCTTCGCTCTCTGACGATTCAAACGATTACGTTGTCTTCGTTCCTCTTTGAGCTGTTCGGCTGTCTGCGGACTAGTAATCGGCTTGCTGACTACTGAACTTTTGCGTACTCCCATTAAATATCACCGTGCTCACTCCGAGCTTCCCATTACGATTTTTATGAAACTTTAAACTGATTGCCCGATTTCCGGCGTCATCCGGAACGTCGTCGATAGGGGCCATTTCAATTACCGCGTCTGCTACCTGAGCAACCTCACCCGAGTCGCGAACAGCATCTAAACCTTCTCTACCCTTGGTCATCTGACTGAGTAGTACAATTGCAATGTTTGCTTCCTTGGCTGCTTCCTTCAGTGTCTGAGCCACCTCACCAAGGTCGTTATTACGATTTGATGTGGGTGAGTGACGAACAATCTGTAGATAGTCTAAGAACACTACCTTACAGCCAACTCGTGCAAAATCACGTATCTCTTTGCGTATCGTCGATAAACCAATTGTAGGGTCGTCGATAACAGACATGGGTAAGGACTGAAGATACATTACGGCCTGCTCAATCTTGTCAGCCTGCTCTTTGTTTACACGACCGAACTGAAGGTTACTGGCATCCATTTTCAACAAGTAAGCAACCCAGCGGCTGATCAACTGCTCTTTACTCATTTCCAAAGAAAAGAAAAGAGACCGAGTACTGTACTGACGCGCCATTTCTAGCATCGACTGACCAATAAGAGCAGTCTTGCCAGTTCCCGGCTTGGCCATGATAATGTTCAGCGTCTTCGGCAACCACTCCCCACCGAGCATCGTGTCCAAAAACTTAATACCTGTGTGTGTAAACTTGTACGTACCGTCTATCTTCTGATTAAGATCTCCAAGCATACGTTGAGCGCCTGGCACAAGAGTAGTGTCGTGCGACTGCAGTATTGGTGCAAAGTTCAGTGCACCTTCAACCTTCTCTTCGTTAGGGTAGTACTGGCGAGATTCAAAGTCGAGCGTCTTAGCTGCCTCGAATAGTTGCCGACGTCTGCCTATGAAGCCCAGCTCGTCGATTACTGCCTGCTGGTTTACGTTTACCTGAACTAGCATTTGTGCTGGAACATCTCCAGCTAGTGCCATGCGCATAACCTCGTACGAACACTCACCGTATCGAACGTAAGCGTCCTTCATTGCCAGGAGTATGTCTTTGCGTTCGTCAGAGAACAGTGCAGGAGTGATGATGTGCAGACTTTCTGGGTTGGCCATTAAAGATGATAGAAGTCTCCACTCAGCGTCCTTGTCGTAGTACATACGGCCTCCGTAATAATTGAGCCCATTCGTTGTAAGGAAGGGCCTTGCTTAAGATTAGTGTAAACTCGTCAGGACCCTTTGTCAACAAGTAGGTATCTAAGTCCATCTTGTTTTGTTTGCCCAGCGGAAGCGTAGCAATTCGTAAGTTCGGCAGTCTTTGAGCCAGCTTGTCAACTGCCTGGTACACTGACTCTCTTACAGAGGATTGTGCTTGTGAGTCAAACACGACAGTCTGAGTTCCTTTGGCCATAGAGCGAAGTCTCCAGCGCCATACTGCAATACCTGGAAGTCCTACAGCTTTAAAACCAAACTGACTGGCTACGATAGTTTTTATCTCACCTTCAGTAATCAAGTGGTCGTGCTTAAGGTCTTCGGAGTTGTACGGCCATTCACCTGCACCCCGAGAGGAAGTCGTACCAAATGGTCCCTTGTACTTGGGCTCAGCGTTGACCATAGATCTTCCGCGGATGTCTACGACACCTGAAGTCAAAGGGTCGAGATAGGGGAAGGTTAGTCTGTCGGCGAGCGTTGGCGTGCCTCCTGAGGTCATCAAACCAGACTTTAAAACCATATCAGAGCGCCCGCGATCAAACGCCTGAGTACTTGGGCAATACCCAATCCGCAACCGTTGAATAGACTCGTCTGTAATTCCACGCTCGCGAGCATATGCTCGTGCCTGTGGCGTAAGGCAAGCATGATAATAGTTTGCTATTTCAGTATATACTTCCCGTATCTCTAAAAGATCGGCGGGCTCTCCTTGAAATGGCAGACCGCGCTCTGAATCGTATTGCTCAGCCTTTTCAGGAGTTGAACGATACTCACAGTTAAAGCAGTAAGCCATCCCGTTATCGGGAGTTACGTAGAGGTTATCCCCTCCGCAGCTGGGACATTCAGACTTGTAGCCCCTTCCCATAGCGCCTCCAAATAAAAAAGTGGGCGGTGTGGTTAGCACCGCCCGAGACAAGAGAGAACTAGTCGTCAAATAATGTGTCAGCAGCCGGCACAGCGGGAGCGCGTTCAGGCGTTGCATTCATATGCTTAGCAACAACCTGTGCTACTGTTTGTTCAGAGCGCTCAATTAGTCTCGGCATTGCCGAGATTTCATAAGCTTTCAGAACTTCGCTGTAATCCATGCCCTTAAGCAAGTCCTTAATAGCATCGGTTGGGAATGCCTTTGCAAACATGTCAATGTCGTACAGAGGTAGTTTCAAAATCTCTGCAGGAATTGGATCACGATTTGCTCCGACATACACAGCCCGATTCGTATTGAGGCCCTTACCGCGTGTAACCAGTTCAATGTCTACCTTCGTGATAGGAACTAGTTCGTTTGTGTCTTCATCGAATACTGATTTACTCAGTTCTTCGATCTCGTTCAACAAGCCGTTCCGTCCCTGTCCTGAGGAAACACTGCCCTCCAGAACCATGATCTGCATGTTACGCGCTGGTTTTCGATCCGTTACCGGAACAAGTTCACCGCTTTGGGAAACCATGAATTGATTCTGATTGTTTCCGTAAATCATCGAACCATCATCGAGCTTTACAACCATGCTCTTGTCGAGCACGTTCATAAAGAAACGACGTCGAATCGCCTCGTTGTATTGCTTCGGGAGTACTGAGCGTGCCGAGTAATCGACGAAGATACGACGCATAACATCCGCTTCACCCTTCTTTACGGTCATCCAAACAGAAAGAACTGTTTGACCCAACAGCGGTTCGTTAGGCTGAGCTGAATCCGGCAAGAACCGAACCACTCGCTTACCTTCCCGAACGTCGATGAAAGGATTTTTCCCGTTACCCGAACTTCCATTTGCCTGCTGCTGTCCGCCAATCATTTTACCGAATGCCATCTTTCTTCTCCTGCATTGTGGCGATTTCTCTCGCCATTGAATTTAGTTCATCAAGCACTGCTTTCCGAACTTCGTTGTTAACAATACCATAGGTTTCTAACCGTGTCAACAGTCTCTTTGCGTACTTCTTCGCCATCTGCTCTAATTTATTTGAGAACTCCATTTATAATCTCCATGAATTGATTCGCAATCACGGGCCACTTAAACTTTTCTTTGTTCATATGTTTGTGACCGGCGTCTCCCAAGTTTTTACGGTATTCGTGATCAGTGTACAACTTGTTCAGAGACTCAATAGCACTTTCCATATCTGTAATGTGGTGGATTGTATTTAGCCCCCGATCAGTTAACTGCGGGAAAGGATACACATCCATGTAATGTGCGTTGCCTTCAGGCCATTCAGCCAGAGCTGAGTGCTTAGGCAAGATAGTGGGTAGTCCAGTAGCCATTGCCTCAGAAGCAGGTAGACACCAACCCTCTGCAGCAGTCGTTGTAAAGAACACATCGGCATTGTTGTAGATCATGTTAATCTGCTCGGAGGTCAAGCCGTTGTCGGGACGGATGTCCGGAGACGAGATTGCGAGACGATCGACAATTCCCAAATACTCACACCACTGTACAATATCGATGCCAAAGTCTTGCAGCGCCCCGTGGTAATAGATCTTCACGGTTGGCGGAAGATTATAGCGCTTTACCCACTCAGCAAAGTAAAAAAACGTCAAGTCAAGTCGTTTTCTCGGTTGATTACGTTGCAGACAGAGGACAATAAAGTCGTCCACGGCCATGTTTAACTGCTTTCTAAATGCAGTTCGTGTGCTTGATATTGGTTTAAACATCGCGTGATCAACGCCGTGCGGAATTACATGCAAATTGCTAAGTTCAATAGGACTACCGTCGCTATCGCGAACTGCTTCTAATTGAGTGCGACCAAACTCCGTGTAGGTAATGACTGCGTCATAAGCACTGAGTCCTTTAACAAACTCACGTTTAACGTTCTCCGCGTCTACTGGAGTATACACAATAAACTTAGCCTTATACTGCGGATTTTCTCCACAAAATTTAGTGAAGATTTCTGCATACTCCATTGCAATCCACGGATCATTGAGAATAAAAACGATATCAGGTCTGACCTTAACAAGCATTTCAGGGAGTCTAGACTTGCCCCAAATGTCACCAGTTCCACCCGAAGCTGGGTATACTTTCAAACCTTCTAAGTTAGGGTGATAGTCACCGTGGAAGTTTACACCTAATACGTGTACGTCGTAGTGCTGCTTAAATGTCTTAAGCAGATTGGCCGAAACAATACCGAATCCCGTAGGCACTGGAAAATCCCCGATGAACAACATCTTTGGTAAACTTTTACCCATACATCCTCCTAGTACACTTTGGTACCAATCACAATATTCAGCGGCTGTCTTGTCGCTCTTGGTTGAGCTATTCTCGTCTTAAACAGGGTGTTTAACTCTGTCATAAGCGTGTCTAGCACTACTTTCATCGACTTACTCGACTCTGAATTTGTGTACTTAATATCTTCAGTCGACCACGAAACAAACGTGGACGAGCTCGAAGTCAATTTGCCGAGATGAACTAGATATGCGGCTGCTAAGACAATCGCATCTTCATCGTTCTGCTCTATAACCGGGGGCTCGGGTTGCTGAAACTCTAAGAAAGGATTACGAAACACATCGTTAATCTCAAATCCAGCATTGATAAACGAATACCCGTTAGTGGTGCTTACCCATATATAACCCTGCTCGAGTAACCCACTTGGTTGAGGTGCAGACAACATACCAGAATTCAAAATCTGATACTTAGATCTCCAACGCTTCTGTAGGAACTTAACTGCGTTTACTAGGGCCGTTCGCACAAGTGCGTTTGAATACGTTGTACCATCAAAGTCACCTAAACGCATACGAACGGGCTCAATTAAATAATCCATGTTATTTATAGCGGTTATCATCTATATCTCCAATATTATAATTTTATTTTTTCTATCTGTCAAGCGGCTGCTCTGGCCAACCAACGTTTCCCCATCCCTGTGTTGCTACTAGTGCAGGTAAGTCTCGGAGTTGCTGCCGGTATTCCCGCCACTCTAGCAGTTTATCTGCGCTTAGTCCTGTATCTGGTAACTGTGTCCAGTCACATTCATAAAGATAGGTATTGCGGCGGGCTCTTAATTCTCGTAGCGCCTGTGCTAAAGTAAACGGTTTTTCTTGGACCGTGCTGTCATCGGGTAAGGGGGCAGAGTACGGCGTACCATACTCGTCCCAGTACCCAAAAGTAATTGTTTCCGGGTCATAAATTTTAAAAATAATCATTGTACACCTATAGCTTCAAATATATTCAGAATTGGGGATGGTCCTGCAAAACCCTCACCGTTGCTATTTAATGTCGTATTAGCAGACGGGGTCAGGCTAACTTTATACGTTGTGGCAGCTGTAAGAAAGAACCCAACGTTAAAGTTAAATATATATCCACCGCCGGTACTTAAACCGGCCCCATGTAAAGTACTTGCATAGCCGATACCACCCCTTGTTAAAGTCATACGAAGACTTGTTAGGTTGGCGAGTGTTGCAAAAGTAGCTGAGAACATGTAATAACCAGCATTGTCTATAGTAATAGTGTCTGAAGAAACAGAGATGTTATTACTACGTGTTACTGTTGTCCAAACAATAGTTGTACCGGCGGTCGTAATTGCAACATCTGCGTTTCTTCTGACAGTAAGATAACCCATTTCGGTAGAGGTTATTTTACCGGTTACTCCGAGAGTACCTGCAATTGCAGTATTACCGGTAGCGGAGGCTACGGTAAACTTATTATTGCTTGTGCCAAAACCAATTGCTCCCGCGGCGTTAAGCGCTCCAAGTGTTGTTATATCGCCGGTTGAGCCTACATTAAAGCTGTATGCACTAATATTATCATAACCAACACTTAACTGTGTTTTTGCTGAGACTCCGTAAGTAGTTACCAGACTTCCGCCCACAGCCACATTTTCTGTTGTTGTGACGTCACCTGTAACTCCCAGAGTCCCTGCTATCAATGTGTCGCCAGTAGCTGCGGCTATTGTAACTTTATTATTGGATGTACCAAATCCAATGGCACCTGAGGCATTGAGTGCCCCGAGAGTTGTTTGCCCAGTAACTCCTAGCGTTACAGCAGTAGTTAAAGAACCAAGCAGGGTTGTAGCCCCAGTAACATTTAGCGCCCCAGAAATGCTTGTTTTACCAGTAATGTATACACCCGGTTGACCCAGTGGGGGTGCGCCAACTAATTTAATTTTAGCACTACTATAGCCGTAAGCATTTAGAGAAATTTGCGAGACAGAGCTTGAAAAACTTTCTATGTCTATAATAGAGTCTACAACGCTTTTGTACATGGGTGAGGCCGATTCTGTAGGCTGCCAGCCCGAACGTAGTCTAGCATAAGAACCTAGATAACCACTCTCGTCTATTACACGTGGGTCATATATTTCAGAATTTTCAATAAAAAACGTAGTTGAGTCGGTTAAATCCTCGGTAAAACTTGCAGTTGTACCATTTCCTGTGTAATTGTATGGGTGAAATTTAATTATATTTTGCGCCGGTGGAATAACACTGAAAAAATCTTTATCATCTACTCGACCGCCTGTAAAAAGCGGTTCTCCACTAATTGCTGAGGTTTTTAGTCTAATCCCTGTATTATCTAGTCTTAGTGTTTGACCACTTCCGGCATAGAGTTTACCGTCGCTTCCGATGTCAACCTGTGCCACTCCACCACTGAAGGTCGTTAATCTACTGACTCCACTACTTGTGTAAATTTTAAGTCCATTTGTAGGAGCAGCTGCTGAACCGCTACCAGTCCAAATATACCCGTCTGTTCCTACTGTGATACCACTGTTTACGACAAGCGTACCCATATTAGCGGCTACTGCGTCTAGTTGAGTAACCGTTAGTCTATCCGCCGTTATACCGCTTACGGCTATATTTGTGGCGGTAATTGTACCGGCAGTAATTAAAGCACCGCTAATAGTGTTTGCTAAGATCTTGCTTCCAGTAATTGTCCCCTCTCTAATCAAAACTCCGCTTATGGTACCGTCTAGGATTTTTTGACCTGTGAGCGTTCCGTTGGCTATTTGGTCGGCTGTTAATGTATTAGAGGCTATCTCGTTAAACGTAATTGTTCCTACAGCAATTTTTCCAGCAGTGATTGTGTTGGCTGCTACATGATACCCGGTGATTGTTCCACCGACAATGTTCTCTCCGTATATAGCGCTTGCAGCAACTTTTCCGGAAACAACTGCATTATTAGCAAGTACTGTAGAGGTAACCGCCGCAGCTGCCATCTCATCAGCCGTAATACCGTTTAAGATAATTTTGTCCGCCGTAATTGTACGCACACTGATGTTATCTGCGGTAATTGAGTTAGCGGCTAAATTGATTGCTGTGATACCGCTGACGGCGATTTGATTGGAGGTTATTGATCCAGCAGTGATTAGCTCACCACTAATTGTTCCTGCGGTTATTTTATCTCCTGTAATCGTACCGAAGGCAATATGCACCGCGGTGATTGTGTTAGATACAATCTTATCTCCGGTGATTGTACTACCCTGCAAAAGAACACCGCTGATTGTACCGGCCAATACTTTATTACCGGTGACCGTGCCATCTCGAATAAGTACACCGGAAATAGTACCATCAATAATCTTTGATCCGTCAATAGACTTTGCACCGATTAGCTCGGGACCAACCACAATACTATCAGCCACCTGCAAAGCTATTGTGTCAATCAGAGTAGCACTGACATGATACGCTCGAATTGCGTTAACGTCGATATCGTAACCGCCCACTGATTTGCGTGGGAGCATTTGACTGAAGATGTACGGAGATGATCCTGAGTGCGTTACTGTAAGTGCTGTGCTGACCACAGGGTTAGGAAACACTACTTTGTAAGTTCCCGGAGAGGGTAAGTTAATCCAATAGTTTTGTGGATTATTTGGAGTATCTTCAGTGTATGATGCAAGTATTAAATCTGTACCGCTTTCGCCGGAGACAGTGTACGGGGCAGATATAAACGCTGGGTTGGGATCCGCAAAGTACTCGGACGCTTGGATAAACAAGTTGACTGATCCGCTGAGTAGTGTAAAAGTCACACCGCCGAAACGATCACGTTGCTGTATCTCTATTGCGGTCTTGTTTAAACCCGAGGGATAGTACATGTAAATGGAATTATCATCTGAGTACAAATCTCTGGGTGTTAATGACCCTGTCATTGTTGGCCATGATATACCTAGCGGTAATTGTGTTTGATAGCGCCGAACATTGTCTGCGTATTCAAATGGGTTGCCTGTATTAGATATTTCTTGAAAAAAATCGTCTGTCATTATTTCACCTGATGCCTTATAACAAAGATAACTGATGTTTTTTGTTTAGTTCCGTTCATTAAGTTTGTGAATATGTCAGATTCTGTGTCGGGTACTTCATTTAGGTTCATTATATAGTAGAGAGAGTAAATTCCAGAGCTAAGCGTAGACTTAGCACCAATAATTTTCTTTATCATGTTTATTACGTGTAACGGCGTAACCGTTACAGTAATTAAATTACCTTTAAGTACAAGCGGGTCGATGGCATTAGCCATCTGATTGCTGTTAACAGTTTGCACGTCGCGTACTTCAGTTATGGGAACGGCTAACGCCGGATAAAATACAATAGATCCGAACACACCATTTTTAACCGATTGGCTCGAGGCCATAGCAACACCTTCAAGACAAAAAAAAGGTCGACTAGGTTTGTTCTTTGCCGGTTCTGTACTGCTCAGCGCTACGTACGTTTGAGGTGAATAGGAAAGCAATGTGATCTGTTTAGTTTCTGTGCCTGTTAGGTTTGCAACATTGACCACTTTACACTGCGGGGTTACAAAAAAAGAAGCTCCCTTTGTTATTGCGTTTACGTTGGCTTGCTCGGCCGCGGTAATACCTGTCCATACTGGATTTCTTGAATAGTTTACAGTGTAGTTTGCTCTCCAACCTGGTAAGTTTGTATACAAGGGGTTGTCGGCGTTGTTCTCGTAGATGTCTGTAAAGGGCCTGCGGTAACTACCCTCAGCCAATACTTGTTGAAGTACGTCGGATATGGAAAGACGAACAAATCGCGCTTTGATTAAATTATACAGGGCTTTTTTATCCAGGGTAGCTGGCCAAGTTAGCGTTAACCTGTATCTATAGCTCGCAGCCGTCGCGCCGGTTGCCGGTGTTGAATCTACCAAATCGACAGATACTGTACATTCAGCTAAGAGATTGCCGTGGTACAGGACATTGTCAACTGACAGTCTTTGAAAAACAGACAAAACTTTCTTTCCTTCGACATTAGTAGCATTTACTCTGTAAAGAGTCGTGTTCGTGCGCGCGTTGCTTTTTGCCGACTCGGTAGTGCGCTTTGCGGGCACGGATCCCCAAAAGTCACCAGCAATGCATGTTCTGTCCAGTGCAATATCCGCAATCGGCGAGGAAATGTCCGGAAATAGTATAGTCACAGAACGTTTTTGAAGAAATTCTAGTCTAAACTTAAATCTTTCTTTAGCACTTTCTATATTTGATAATTTACTCGTAAAGATGACATTCACAACCAGTGGATTTGCTGTTGCGGCATCAACACGCTTCACAGAGTTTCCCACCTGCACTGCGTTGATTGTTAAGCTGTTTACGATCTTGAAGGGGCTAGCTGTGAAAGTGTCAAAAAGGTCGTTACTCAATTCTGGTTTGTTGTCTACGCTTACATATAGATCGTAAGTAAATTTTAAGTCTGGGTATCTTACAGAAAAACCGCTGTGTTGTTGCATTACGTACGGAAACGCGTAAAAATCTGACAAATAGCTAGCGTTATTTTCGTCTTTAACCTCTCTCGTGCTAACCTCCGATTGCTTTGAGTCTGCATCTCCCACAATTTCAGCTTTTACGCGTATTCTTCCTGGTTGATTAGTTGAGTACGAGAACTTAAATAAGTTGAAAGCTGTGCTACTGTAAGAAGGATTAAACACAACCTTACTGCTGCTAAGTTCAATTTGTTTGCGATACTGTGGCAACACGCTATGTAATGATATCTCGATACCTACGTACCCACTTGCAATCTTTTCGTCTACGTTGTAGTAGCGGAGTGTTGCGGGTATTTCCCAACGATACGCGCTATCTAAAAACTTCTCTCTAAACTCAACATCATCCATTTCGTATTCGGATTCTTCCGTATCTTGACCTGAAGCATCTGTGTAGTATCGCTTAGCTAAGGCGGCACGCTTTCCAAAAACATAATTAAAAATGTCTACAATTGCTCGTTTAGGAAACGTCACTGAGAAGTTAACAATAGGCGGTAACTTCTGCGCTTGAATTTCCGAGTTGTGTACTAAGTCAAGGTTAAGTGTGCTGCCTCGTTTGAAAATATTGATTACCTTTGTATTTTCTTCATCCGTTGCGTCTGTGCTTTGCAAAAAGTCAATCAACAGTTCCATCTTTTCGACTATTTCAACTTCAGGATTGTAACCGAACAGTTTAATGTCCGCTATCCAAACATTGACTAGACCGTTGTCCTCACCAACTGTAAACTGATCGAGTGCAATTGTGCTGGATACTGCTCTAAAATTAACCGTGGAGTTTCGTTGATTATCTGGGTAGTCCGTTAGATTAGACGCATACATGCTATCTTTCAAATAGTCATTAATGTCCGGGTATTTTAGCTCTTTTAAATAATCTAAGTCAATACGAGTCATCGGCCTGTTTTTATTCATTATGGTATACCCATAGACTCTGCTGCATAGTAGACGTCTCCTTGAATGTAGTAGCGTTCTCCATAAGTAAGTCCAGCAAGAGTGTCAAATCCAATGATTACCGTTTCAATGTCACTCCCCGTTAAACTCTGTGAACTTGAGTATTCGAGTTCAAGCGGCTTTGAAAACAATATGCTATCTGGGTTATCTCTATAGATTCTATTAAACCCTCCCCAGCCAATTGTAATGCTCCGTCCACGAACAATAAGATAGTCCGCTTGCCGTATGTTGCTAAAGTAGATGGTGTTGAACTCAGCCTGATAAAACAGTTGTTCATCACTTGGATCTTCACCGAGCCTTAAGACTTCGTGATGTCTTAACGAGCTCTTTGGCTTAGTCCAAAACAGCGGTATATATTTATAGGTGGGGTCGGCTGTAATGTATGTATAAACAGCGTTTTGACGGTTGTTCACGGCTTTTAAGTAACCCAACACACCCGAGTATGGGACTAGGTCAAACGATTTAAAGCGCATCTCCGGTGCCGGTGGATCAATGGTAGTTTTGCGAGTAACCTCGGCTAAACGAAAAGTTGCTATGTAGCTGGCTTTATTAAACGCACGTGTATCAAAGGATTCAAGAATCAAACCGCTTGCTCCGCCGTAGTAGCCGATTGCGTTACTGTACGAAGGTGAGCTCTCTTTTAGCGTTATTGCAAAATCTGTGTAATCGTCGCTGGCAGTGTAATAATAGTTAGCGTGCCCATCAATGCCAGTGTAATCTTTGTAGATTTCTGGATAATATTTTGACGAGTTAGCAGTATGCTGCTGAAGAGAAAAGTTAAAGTTGTCCACGTAAATAGAAGCATCTCTAAACTCACCACTAACCGCGCGAGGCCCTAAAAACATGTTTTCTTCAAGGCCCACTGGGCTGCCTGTTTTTGCATTGTAGTAAGGAACTTTACCTGTAACAAAACTGGGCAGGATAAAATAAAATCCGTGCCATGAAGTCTGATTTGTAGGAGCTGTGCCAGCCATGTAAAGAAACTCTCTTGGATTTGGGTAACCGTTGGGCGTTGATAGTCCTGTTGGAAGTATCGAAGTTTCCACGTCATTTGCATTGTCTACCGAAAAATTACCCATAAAATTTGTCAGTCCTACGCGAGCCAGAAAATTAGCATACTTTCTTCGGTTCTCTAGTGACTGCGTTGTAAAATCTTGATAATTCATCCACCCTGCAGGAACAACCATGGGATATGTTGGTTTTGATTTTCCGTTTACTACAGGAAAATTGTAACTAATGATAAACGAGGGTGAGTTTTTTGTAGATTCGTAGTACATAACTTTGCGCGTCATGTGTGGTGCAATCG